GCGACGAATCTAATTTGACGATGCCCACGTTGTAGTAGTGGTAAGACGCATTGTATTCAGCGGCTGTTACATACCGGTTGCCTGACGAATCTACGAAGGTATTGTTTGGGCCTTCCGAATAAGGAGACCACTGAACCGTAGAACCCGTGAACGCCCATGCGAACGACGCTTGTCCCGTAATCGAAGTTGGTGGTGTCGTTATCCCACCGGACAAGTCAAGAATGCCTGAGGCATGTCGTTTAGCAGTACTCGTTGAGGCGTGGTATCTGCCACCCACGGTAAGGGAAGTGCCGTTCAACGAAAAACTGTATGGGTAGGTTTCCGCATTATCCGCAGAAGCATTATCTGGATCACCGTATATCATCACATACCCTGTGGCAGTACCGGCACCAGCGGCACCTAGCAACGCAACTTTTTCAATGCCGAGAGGCATTAGCTCATATCCTGCCCAGCGACAAACCCATACCAAGTAGGTGTAGCGCCACCATCAATAGTCATAAACGTAAGAATATCTATGTCGGCAGCCCCCGTACTTAATGTCGGTGCAGTACCGCCAGCCCATTTCACGAGAGTAGTAGCACCACTCACCTGAAATACTCCGGCACGAGAACCTGAACCGTCCTGAGTTAAAATCAGGGTAAGGCTCGTACCGGCTTGAAGACCAGAATCGGCAGGCAACGCAAAGGTCGCTGTCGCAGCATTCAAAGTCCACGTTTGGACATTGCCGTTAGCCTCATCAATCGCCGGTGTAGCACCAGTGTTTCCACCGGCGTACACGGTTTCGGAATAATCCTTGTGAGTGACCGCCGACATCGTTTGGTCGGCACCAGTAACAGCACCAGACAAAGTGGCTCCGGCAAGCGTCATCGACGTAAGCGTCGAACCCCACGCAGTAGTCGAAGCACCAGTTCCTACGAGAACCTGATTCGCCGCAGCGTTAGAGTCAGTGATACCCAGCTTTGTTTGCAACGCCACAATCGCCAACGAACCATTGCTATGCAACAAATCGTGTTCGACGTTCGTTGCATCCAAATCCGTTGACGAACCCGGTTGAGGAAACTCAATCGTTACGCCGGGTGAAGCACTCGTGTCGTCAAGGGTGGTGGGATAACCCGAGGTGGGGATCGCCATTATCTACTCCTACGGGGTGAGGTCAAGCGTAAAGATTCCGCTTGCATTCCAAGTAATTTTGAACGTACCAGATGTGGTAGAGAAATCTCCACCGAAGTCAATAGCACAAATCAAAGGCTTATTAGTGAGATCGTCGTCATAAATAGCGGCGTAACGGGCACCAGTAATCGTGCTCGAAGTCCACTCGACATCCGCTGCATCCCAAGTAATAGTTCCCCCACTCGTAGCGAACGTGATAGAAGTCAACGACTCCCCACCAGCGCTATACCCGGCACCAGACACCTCGTTAGTCACATCAGACTTAATCGAATGGGTGCTGTAGTTCGGTGTCCACGAGCTAGTCGTCAACATGCACTTGAAACGATCAGCAGTCGTATCATTAAAATCGATATTAAAGTTGGCTGTCTGCTCCAAGTTGTATTCCATTGGCAGACAGAAAAGGCCACTAGCCATTCTTCGACCCTCCAGTACCAGTAATAGTCTTAGGCCGGATGTTTACATCAGCGTTTGGCTTTGGTTTTTGCATTCTTTTTCTTCCTCGCTGCGGCAGCGGCCTTTTTACCTTTAGCGGTATAAGGGTAATGTTTTCCTTTTACAACTGGCATAAACGAAATAGTAGCAGAGAGAAGCGGGAGGGCCGGGGAAAGGGGGAAAACCCGACCCCCCCACACCTCAATATGCAACGACTATCAGGTGTTATCGCCAATCGACGATGACGACTCGACACGTCGCAAACATTCTTGCCGGAAAATAGCCCATCCAGCAAGGTGGTACCAGCCCACAGGGTTGAACCGGCGCAAAGTATCAGTCACGGGACCGAACACAATGCTTGGTTGCTCGCCAAAGCCCGGCGCACGGCTATAAGCCTTTGCTGCAGCTTGACGACCAGCTATAAGGGTCTGGTAAACGTTAGTTGTACTGGTTGCACCAGCATCATCCAATATGGGAGCACGAGGGTTCTCAATATAGTTGATGCCGTTGAACGTGCCGATCGAGCCTGCACGAATTGGTGCACCGTCTTGGTACAACTGGTATTGGATAACGTCAGTTACCGCTGTATCGCCACGAAGGTCATAGGAGACATCCGGGTGGATGATCGCCATATAGTTTCCGTTTTCCCAGCCGGGAGCCGAGTCGGCACGCAAGTTAGCGACCGCTAAACGGCCTTCATTCGCGCCATAAACGCAGGCGTCAGCAATACCGTTACGGGCAGTCGGGCGTGAGCCTGCTGATCCCTGAGCATAAATGACGTTAGTGCCAGCCATAAGCACATCAGAAACAACTTTGTCGATGGAATCGACCATGTTGTAACCAATGATGTTGGCGGCGTCAGCATCAACATTCAAGAATGATGTGCCTCGGATCAAAGCAGTCGTGATGACTGAGCTACCATACTCAGCCAAAGCAACATCTACTTTGGAGTCGGAGAGAGCAACAGGTGTAACGTCTGTCGCCTCAGTAAGCGTTCCGGTAACTTGGCTCATGTTCGGATAGAACGTGAACTGAACAGTGGCCGCATTATGGCTCTGTGCAGTCGAACGAACATCGCAAATCATCTCATAGAGAGGCTGCGAACGTAAGGCAAAATAGGCGATCTGTTCGAACGCCGTAGTTACCTGGTTCGTTAATTGACCAGTCCCGGTTGGGTTAGTTAAGGATAGTGGTGGTGTATAAGCCACAGTGAGTCCTATGGTTAGGACTCCAACGGCTTAGCGAAAGGTTAGGTAGCTGCGCCCCACATAATGCCATTCGATTCCAACAACGCCCGAAGCTCATCTTCGTTATTTGTTGCTCTAATCAAATCATCTAAATCAGGTGGTAACACCGGATCTCCACCCTCACCTGCCGCTTGTATTCGCTGCTCCGCACTCAACATATCGTTAAACACAGAATTCTGGGCTATCGGTGCAGCATCAGCAGCACCCAAGAACCCTGCCGCTGTAGCTTCCTGACGGATAGCCTCAACATCGAGTTCGCCTTCATAGCCCTTCACGAAATACTTGGTACGTGCGTCATCAAGATCAAGTCCTGCTGAACGGAACGTATCACGCCGCTGAATAGACGAAAGCTCTAGTTCTAAAGTCGCAGCTTTTTCTTCTGCTTCTTTAGCACGGTTTTCGAGTTCTCGTCGCCAGTTTGGTTTCGATTCGGTTGAACTGCCAGAACCTATTTCACTGTTACCAGTGGAGTCGGAGTCTGTCATATGTCACTCACCTGTCTATACGCATCCTCAGCGGTGGTACTTCGGATGGAAAATTTGTTTGTGTTAGCTCACCCTATCGGGGCCAACACCTACAAGTATAAAGAACTAATAGCGGGTGTCAAGTACTAGTACTGCCAAACCCAACAACTCCTTGGGCTGAAGTCAATGCTCCTGAGCGTCCTCGGAATGATGTCGCTCGTTTTTCCCGTTGCCGTCGCATAGCTGTAACACTATCCTGGTCCGTACCAAACGCAGCTTGACCTAATTGAGTAGCTGTTAGTCCAGCGCTAGTTAATGTACCGCCTGTAAGACCAGCTAACGGAGACATTACTGCTGCAATCTCACGTTGTTGGACATCCATATCATACAATTTGTCAGCTAATTCTGTACTAAATCTCCCACCTGTTCCAATTGCTTGACCTGATTCGAACATTAAGCCCGCTGCACCAAGATTACGACGCATCTCTACCGCACTTTTAGTTCCTTCTGGATCAAGGAACGCAGAAACAATATCGCCGCCAGTGAACTTATAATTAGCACGCAGTATTTCAATAACTTCAGGGTCCGCATTATTCGCTGCCTCCTCCGCCAATGCGACACGGGTACGCCATTCTGCTAATGAAACATCGCCACCAACTAAACGAGTAAGACCTGAAACTTCATCTAACCCAACCTTGGTAACTAAAAAGTCAGAACCGATACCAGCAGTATTAGCTATCTGCATGTACCCACGTTCAAGATCGATATAGTCCGCTTCAGTAATCGGTGCCATATTTTTTTTGCTACGCAGCGCCATACCAGGAAACCGCTTGTCATAAATATCTCTGTACTCTTGCCTTATATACATCGGGTTAGGTCTGCCATCAGCTAAGAACTCATTCTTAGGGTCGCCGTAACGTAACTGCATAAGCATCGTTTCAGCGTTATAACCTAATTTGATATTGTGTTGAACCCAAGGAGCTAACCCTTCAAGTTCAAATGCTCCCAGATATCCTTCGATAACAGCACGTGCACTAAAAGCATTGTTTTCTTTTAACCACTCTAAATATTTAGCAGCGCCAGGATCTTCATCGTCATCTGTTCCGGGCTTTGGTGGCTTTTTCTTTTTTTCGGCTACACCACCAATATCCCAAAATCCTCCTGCTTCGTTATACACCCAGTGTTGTGTACCAGTGAATGCTAGGGTCCGAGGATCATCTGGACCGGGCTTGGCGGGCCGGTCGTCTTCTTTCTCTTTCTCTTCTTTCTTTTTTCCTTTCTTCTCTTCTACTTCTTCTTCTTTCTCCTTCTCTTCTACTTTTTCTTCTTTCCTTGGATGCTTCGCAAGCCAGTCCTGACTCTGGTCATACAATTTTTGTCGTAAATTAGCTTCACGCTGAATGCGATCAAGATCAATATCCAAAGCCATTAGCGTGTCGCTCCCATCAATCGTCCCAGATCATTAACAGTACTAAACGCATTATTAACGGCTCCGGGTGTTATGTCATATTCCGTAGTGCCTCGTAAATATGTAGCAAAATCAAACGCAGACGAAGGACGACCCAAAGTCTCTATAGCTAATGAACGGTGAGTATCTTTCCAATCAGGTTCATACCCCATAACTCCTTGGAACACACTCTTATAGCTACCTAAAATAGCTAGTGGTGTGCGTCCCTGAAGTATACGTTCTGCTGAACCTGGATACAGATCGGCTGCTTCTTGGGCTAGGTAATCGTTTAATAATGCAAGATCTGCAACCCCACCGTCGCTAGAAAGAAACATTCTTTTTGCCCATTTCTCG